AGCTCCAGCGTGCCGCCAGTGGCGTCGTAGTCCAGAGAACCCTGGTTGCCAATAGCCGCCACAAGAGCCGCAATTGCGCTGTTCAGGTAGTCCTGAAACACACCCTCGGCGAACTGCTCACCGATGGCCGTACCAGCGCGCTCCTGGTTAAGCTGCACCCAAGAGAACTGCTGCGGCGTCCAGCGAACCGGAACGGAGCCGCCCGCCACCTTGACCGTGTTGCGCTGGAGCTGCGACAGGTCAACGGGAGAAACGGAGCCAGAGCCGTATGCGTCACGACGCCGGACAAGTCCGGAGATGTTGGCGAAAAATGCTTCCTCGTCGAAGTCGCCAATGTTGCGCGCGGGGCGCAGCACAAGCGTTCCGGCGGAAGCCTCGTTAAACAGGCGAACCTGCTGTGCGATGGTCTCAGAAAACGCCAGATAGGCGAAGTCGTTAAAGACCGTCATGTCGGAAAGTGCCATGATAGTTCCTCTAAGCTAAGTGTGAATTATCCCCCTCGCTTAGCCGCGAGCAGGGCAACTTTGTCGTCCAAAGACTTGGCCTCAGACCATTCCTTCGGGCCTTTCGTGACATTCGGGTTCCCAGACTTCGATCCACCACCAGAGGGCTGACTAACAAATGGCTTGCCTTCATCCGTTGACGCCCATTTCTTGACGTACTCAGAGGGCTTTAGCGGCCCCATGTCGGACTCGACAACTACTTCGTCGCCTTCTAGCTTGACGGCATCCCGCAGCATCGCCGTTGCCGCCTTACGATAGGCAGGCGTGGTGATGTTCGCAGCGTCCAGAGCCTCGCTCAGGGCGCGATCAACGGTTAGGGACTGAAGCCTCTTCTCAAGCGTGGCTGCGCGTTCTGACTGCGCCTGTAGTTCGCTCTCGAGTTGCTTCCGCACCTCGACCCCGCCCTCGGTGAACTCACCCTTGCGGGCTTTCTCCCAGAGTTTCGGATCGAAGTCTTCCGGCAGTTCCGGCGTGGCGTCTTGCAGTTCCTGCAATTTCTGCCTTGCCGTCTTGTCGGACTCCTTTACACGCTGATATGCGTTACGCAGGTTGGAAACGTCAGGGTGGCTATCAATGCCCTCCACGTCGAGGACAAAGCCGCCGTCGGTTTCCTTGTAAAATTCATGCAGCCCTTCGGGCACATCGTCCAGGTTCTCTCGTGTCACTTTCAACGGCATCGCCGGTACTCCTTGGGCATCGCCCAGTTAATGATCCCCATCGGGGTTAAATGACGGACGGGTCAGCGTCCGCGAAATCGGTGTTCATCAGCGACAGCTCGTCATCGGCTGTCCGCTCGTCGCTGGCAATCTGCCCGCGCTGGAGGTTTTCATAAAGCGTCTGGTAGCTGTAGCCGCCCTCGCGCCACGCCTTCACAGCGTCCAGCACGTCGCGCATTGACATGGGCGCGTCCAGCAGATCGCGCGGGGGTGTAACCACCACTTCATCAGGATCGGAGCCAACCATCACCGCGACATTCTTCAGCGCCATCTCAAGCGCCTCCGCTCCGCTGTTAGCGATGGTTTGCAGGGTGGTTGTCTCCGCGTTCTGGCGCATCCTTCGCGCCTCGCCTGACTCCTGCGCCGCCCCGCTGTCGAACAATTTAGCGCCCGCCTTTGCGGCGTTCTCCCATTCAGTTTCGATAGCCTCACGGTGCGCCGTGATGCCGGAACAGGTCGGGCTTACGTAGTAAACAGACGCGGGGTTCTCGGATGTGCTGGTGAGTTCCAGCGTCACGGACGGACCGATAGCCTCTGGGGCTTCCCCGTTGTCCACCACAAGCGTTTCCTGCCCGCTCATGTAAAGCTGGTGACGATAGTCCGCGTCAAGTCGATACAGGGACAGGGCCGCGTTGGCAGCTCCCACCAGCGGCGGGTTCTCAATGTCGTGGCTCACGTCCCGCGTGCCAACAACGACAACGGGCACAAAGTCCAGCGCCTGCCCAGCAGGGCCAGCGGGATAAATCGCGTCGTCTATTGGCTCCAGGCTTTCGTCCAGCAGAATCTGGTAATACCGCCCCGCCTCGTCCAACCCGTACTCACGGAATCGGACCACGGGGTTCCAGTCCATGCCGTCGCGCACGTAGCCGGACTCGTCAAAGATATAGAAGTCCGTATCCCAGTTAACCAGCGCCTCGGCTTTCTGCCCCACCAGGTACGGCTCACCGCCCTCTGCGGGTCTGTCCGCGATGATCGAAAAGCGGCCCATCAGCAACAGTTCGCGGGTAATCTCGCGGCTGAACGACTCCAGGCTGCGCCCGCTTTCGGTCGCGGCTTCGTACAAGTACTCCATAGCGGCAGGCAACTCTATCCGCCATTCCGTCTTGTGGATAATGCCCACCATTGAATTGACGGCAGGCGAGATAATCGACGGATACTGCGCGCGCTCCAAGTACGCCCGCCACATATTTTGCCCGCCGTTGCTCCACTGGCTAATGAAGCCACCAGGCACCGGCAGGTATGTCCTATACAGCAGGTCGCCCTGCAGCTGACGGTTGCCGCTGATGTAGATGTCCGTCGCCTGCGCGTCGTGGGCTTTGATCGTGCCCTGCCCCGCGTCACTGTGGCGCATCAAGCGCCAGTCATAGGCAACCTCGGGCGTGAGCTGGGGGTTTTTCGGCATTTCCGCCGTCCCCGCGTCCAGTTTTAGATTAACGCTGCTCACAAGTAAGAAAGCCTCTTAGTTTTGCTGCCGGTTGGACGCTTACGGATCATCGGTTGCAACGCATAGCGGATAGCGTCGATGTAATGGTTGTGCGCGTCCACGATCTGCGGCATAACCTGTCCGCTCTTGCTGTCTACTTTGTAGCTGTAGAGCCGCGCCTCCTTCGCCGTTTCCTTACAGCGAGGGTGTATAACTATTTCCTTGAACTGCCGCAGGTACGCGATGCCGTCCTCCACGCTGCCCGCCCATTTCTTAACTGATGCACAGCGCGGCAACCCGTGGCGCGTTACGTATTTGATATTCTCGGGGCGCGCGTTGTCGGCAAGCACTTGATGCTTCTCGATGCCCGGTATGTCGCGCTTCAACTTGCCGGCGGTAAAATCAAGCTCAATGCCGATGCCGCCGCTTTCGCGCTCAACGTACAGGCGTTCGTCGTGTATCCAGCACTTGACAGCAGCCAGCGGGTCGACCGAAAAACCCCAGTCGAGCCCGTGGTATGGCCCGCTCCAATCCTTGCCCGGGCGAAACTCTGCGATGCGGTACTTGTCATGCAGCACCTGCGCTTCAGAGTTCTCCAGAAAAGCCCCGTTCCAGACGTGGTCATACGTCGACGGGTCAAGCCGCCGCATATCCAGTTTGCGCTCTTCCTCAAGCACATCCGGCAGAAACGGGTTGTCCCGATAGTTGACGTTCAGCACCAGCGCCCCAGGGGGCGGGCTGACAATGAAACGCTGGCTTGTCGGGTCTTCCTCGCGGTACGGGTTAAGCGTAACCCACACCTCCGACCTGTCCTCGCGGATGGTCGGCAGTAGCGTCCGCCACGACTGCTCGCTGACGTTGTGCGCCTCCTCCACCCACAGCCGCGTGATGCCCTTCATGGACTTGATGCTGTCTACGTTGCGCTGCACGCCGTAGAAAACGAACTCGGTGCCATTAGCGCCTATGATCTTGTCGCGCTGCACCTCATAGAAAGTGTCCAGCCCGATATCCTGCGCCCTATCCGCCAGCAGCCGGTGCACGCTGTCCTTGATGCTCGACTGGTATTCGCGAGTGCACAGAACGCGGTGCTGCTCCTGCGCGCCCTGTATCAGCAGCGCATCCGCCACAGCGTAGGACTTGGCGCCGCCGCGCCCGCCATAAAGAACCTTGTACCTGTTGGGCTTGAACAGGGCTTCCGCCCACTTAGGCATTAGAGCCTTATTTGACGAACTCAACGGTTATCCCCAGCGCGCTGCCGCCCTTGCCGGTGATCTCCCGCTCCTGCTTGTCAGTCCACCCCATGTTTTTCAGGGCGAAGATGGCGCCGGTCGGGCTGTTTCCGTGCAGGCGCTTTTCGTAAGCGTTTTCTACAA